TTTCTACACTCCCATATGGAGTCGCTTCAATGAGTCGTTTTATTTGTTCCAGTAGCTCTGGTGTACATTTCATATCATGCTTCCTTCATCTATATCTTTCAGATACCTTTCCCAACTAGGTGCCGCCAAACATCTACATGCTATGGCAAATCCCGGATGGGACGGTTCCATCTTGCCTGTTTTCTGTACCCAACTCTTTGTGCTAAAGTCGTAATATACCGCAGCATTCTTCCACGAACACAGCACATCTTGCATAATCCAGTGGGATGGAATAGCCTTTGGAAACTTTCCAGAAGGGTTCCCTCGCACACGCTCGTCATGAGATGTCATCCAATAGTATGTTTCCATACCGATAGACTGATACTGCGCTTTGGTTATAGCTCCATTAAGTTTTCCTATCTGATCTCTGGCTGTTAGACGAGCACGCCATCCTACCATCTGATCAGAAAGTTTTGTAATCTCATCTGTAAGTTTATTAAATGACCACCCTTGCTGTACTCCTGTTATGACTGTACTATTTAGTTTACGAACGTACTCTTCTCCGAGACCCTTTATAAGCCTATAGTTTTCTTGCTCCCATAATGAACGTACTTCTGGCCACCATGGTTGATCTACTGTAATAGGAGTTCCTGCAACTATAGCGATTTGCGACTCAAAGAAATTTGTATTCTTGCCAAGTATCTTTTCTGCAAAGCCCCTGACAAGTTGTCCAAGATCTGCTACTATAAAGGTAGAACCATAATTTACATCTATAAAATCATCCAACTGCTTCATAATAGAGTCCAGTTCTGTATCTGCACTATCAGACTTTACAGGAGACCAACGGGTTAGAAATGGGGTAAGGAGTTCCCATGATTTTTGTACTAAAGCTTTATTCTTGTTAGTTATATTACTAGCATATGCGCGTTCTATCCCTATAGGATAAACCATAGCACGGGGTTTTATTTTTTGTGTTCGTTTTCTTTGTGCTGGAGACATTGCCCTTCTATATAAGGAGAGCAATGTCTTGAAATTATTTTCCGTTGGTGACATTGGGTACCGTCTTGCCTGTCATAGGCATAGTTGTAGTTGGCGGTGGCGGATCATCTACTGGCTCAGTGTATTCATCCTCATATCCCAATTCCTTAGCGTATTCTTGACCATCCCGAATTCCTGCTTCCACCAAAGCCATGTTTATATCGTGGTAAATCTTTGCTGTCTGTGCTATCTGGTAATCGACTTTAGCCTTTTCCTCTTCACTCATCTGGTAAAGGCTATTAAAAGTTATAGAGATATCTTCTGGTGCGATTTTCTTAGTACGTGCAATAAGTCCTACCAGACGACGTATAGCTGGCATAAGCTTATTTCTCTGATCAGCTTCTATCAAGTCATAGTAAATACGATTATCTTGCTCAGAACCGCCTTGAGCATTAAGACCACTCGGAGTTTTTCCATAAAGACGAGATACAGGAATACCTGTAGAACCAGAAAGGTTTAACATGAAACGGTCAACAATTTCAGGAAGTGATGCAAGAGAAGTATACTCACGGGTGAATTGCTCATCTACATCAAGAACACGCGCATTAAGAACACTGGTGCTCATCTCTAGGGCACGAAGACGTTTAGAAAGTTTTTCTTCTCCACCCGCTGCAAGTAGCTGTGCTAATCCCTTGAACTTATACGTACCAGAACAATACCCATATAGGATGTTTACTATGGAGGTATTTATACCGCCGAGATCTCGCAAGGCAGAGTTAATGGGCTGTAAACTGGACATGCCCCAATACTTTGTATAATCAGGTACTGAACTATAGCTAGTTGTGGGTATTTGATCATTCTTTAATTCTATAACACGGGTGTAATGAATAAACATATCATACTGCTCACGATTTACGGTGTATCTAACCTTGTATTGTAAGATTTTACCAAATGTCGGAGACGATAAAGAGGTATCATAGATAGAGCTAGTAATATCCACACAGGTACGGTCTATTACTTTAAGATATTCTATTGCCCGAATTTTATCTTCTGCAAGTGGCTGATCTACTGACCTTCCATCAAGGGCACCAATAAGAATAAGGGAGCCTCCATACAAACGTCTCCATCGGACGGCAGTATTAAGGGCTTCCTCTGCATTGAGTCTCTCCAAATCGGGTGTGATCTGTTCATCGGCGTATTCATCCTCTAGGGAAATCCATTCACGGGTAGAATCATCTGCAACGACATTGACTATACGAGACGCGAGACCTTCACCAAGATATAATTGGGATAAGGTAGCATCGTCAAGAAACACTGCATTCCCGTAGGTGGTATATTGGGATCTATCTTGGGCTTGACCAAGACCTATGATCATATTATCCCAACCATCCTCATGGAATACTTCGGTTACTGTATTTGTTGCAGGAATTACCTTTCTAGGTCTTCCGGGTTTACGTTTTTCAGTTTCTTCGGGCACAAGGGCCTCCTGTGAATATATGAAACCATATTAAGGCGTAAGCCCAAAAACTGTCAAGCTATACCCTTAGTTATAAAGAGCCATCCAATCCCCCCCTATAGAGAATCCACCGTGGAGAAGTATAGAGGCAGCACTATCAGGACAGTCATCTAGATACTTGGTGTCTTCTGACCAGTCTGTGATTTGCAGGAGGTATTCTTCGTCTGTTTCTTCTGCGAATATAATACTATCCCATTTATCTTTAAGGACAGAGGCTATTTTGAGTTGTTTATGCATAGACTCATTATAGAGTTCGGGGTATATCATAATCGTCTTAGCCAACGGATGCTCTTCAAGCATATGAAGGGTGTAGCCTTTATCTGAGTTCTGTTCTGAGTATACTGTATGTGCGTCGTATTGCTGGAGACGCATGAAGATCTTAGGAATAATATCTTTAATATGTTCGTGCCAGACAAATCCTACCATATTCACTTTTCCATCTGGCATTTCTGCTGCTATAGTAAGGGCGGTAGTATCTGTACCACTATAAGAAGCATCAATATGTGCACATACTCTTTTATTGTGCGCTTTATTCCATCTGCCCATATGAGGATCAAAGAATATCTGGTCAGATTCATTCTTGTATGACAATTCATAGTTACAAGCAAAATATGCTGGGGACATGACGCTTCTGGCTTTTTCTATTTCTTCTTCTTTGATGAAAGGGAGCATTTGATAAGGATACTTAGGAATATTAATTCCTTCTGCCTCAAGGACTGACCAATAATCTTCTCTCTGATATGGTGTTCCTATAATTATGGAGTATCCTGTTTTTTTAACGATATTACCACGGGCTTCAGCCATAACAAGCTTTGTATAGTCTCGCTCTGATTGATAGAGGCGGTCTTGAAGGGTTACAACGTCGTCTGCTATAAGGACATCAACGTGAACACCTGTAAGATTACTATCTATCCCTACTGCCATAACCGTAGGCTCTGGTGAGCAGGAGGTTCTAACAGAAAGATTGATTCTTCCTTCTTTTCTTATATTGAAACGCCATTCTGCTTTGTCTGGGATCCTGCTATCTTTCATAGCAAACCAGCAGAAGGTAAGAAGCTCATGTATGATGGGGGATTCGCAAAGATTCATTATAGTACGGAGTACTTCAGCGGCATTACTATAACTTTTACGCATAATACAAATAGTTTCATTCTTATCTCGCATGAGACGGTAGATCACACCAACTATAACCATAGCTGTACTCTTGAAAGAACTTCGACTAGCCATTAATGCACAATCTTGTCTATTATCGTGTACGTATTTAATCCACCCTGAATGGACTTCTGTCATATCCTTAAAGCCACAAAGATGTCCTATAAGATGTGGGTATTCCACCAAGGTAGCAACTCTATCCCAAGTGAAAAAGCTAGTACGACTCATTAGTATCTCCTAAAAACAAAAAAGCTAGTGTCATTATAACACCAGCTTCATATTCGTCAAGGAATACCCTTATTCATCATCATTAAGTACTTGTAATGCGTCACTATAGCCGTCCCAATTATCTACTCCACCACAACGCAATGCCTCAAGAACAGATTCTTTGTATAATAGGTTTTCATATGTAATCCTTGGTATAGTAACTGTTTCATACTCCATATTTATCTGCTCCTAAGCCGTTCTTTCTTACTACAGCGAATTCGCCCAGCAGGATTTGTCACATATGTGCTCCTCCCCTCATGGATGAATGTAACAGAAACGCCCCGCTTTGCTTCAAGGACTTCTACATTATTCATAAGAACACGCTCACCTTTAACTGAATCAAATCTTGTCATTTTTTCTCCTTGTATAATTATCATAGCTACCTAGAGTAGCCCACGGTTGTACATCCATAATAGATGTATTCCAACAATCATGCTTCCATCCCTTATCAAATACAAACCACCCTGTAATCAAGTTTCCTACACAGAAATGTCCGTTTTGTTCTGGTGGCGTTCTGTAGTCAACTTGCCTATTAAAGATATACACATGTTTAAGATTTTTCCATAAACCCTGTTTATACCTTCCATATGCACCAAAGAAATTTGTTTTTCCAAGTAAAGTATATCCATGCTCACATACTTCCTGACATTTTTGTATAGTCTCGTCGAATATACTGAATGCAGGATTTGTTACTATGTATTCTACCTTTCCGTCAAATTCAAGAAAGTTCTTACCTGTAGTTCTGATATCATCGGTTACTACATCGTATTCATTGAGCTGCAATACATCCGCTATAGCATTGTCTCCTGCCATAG